ATCATCATCTGCGTGTATCATCAAATCTTCAGGGTTGTCTGTATCTGCTTTAATAAATGTATCTGCAGAATCAAACCTTAGCTCTTTGTTTTCAGCTACTGTTATGTGGTCACTAAAAGTTGAAGTTCCAGTTACTGCTAATGTACCTGTTATAGTCGTATTACCTGATAAGAGTGAAGTTCCCTCTACCACTGTATTTCCCGATAACAACGTAGCTCCACGTACATCTAACTTTTGACTAGGTGAAGTTGTGCCTATACCCACATTACCATTGAATGTTGTATTTCCTGCATCACCATTATGCACAATCATTGCAGCATTACCAGCAGTACCTCCATTAGAACCAATTCTCAACTGAGTATTTAAAAGCCATATATCTTGAGTTTTATTAGAACTAAAGGTATCAGTTAGCCTTATTCTTGGATATTTTCGTTTACCTTCAAGAACATTATAAGTATTATCACTATCACTACCTTCTACAAGTAGATAGTTTCCTGTGTCTGAACTATCACCAAGTAGTAATTTACTACCATCATATTTAAATTGAGCACTACCTTCTATACTGTCAGCTGTAGAAGCTCCCACAGCTATTTGATTATCAGTAATAGAACCAGCGATACCACTAGTTCCTGCAGTTACTAAATCTACTAAATTAACGGTAACAGGACTTAACCCACCGCTACGGGCTAAAGAAAGGGTGTAATTAGGTGCGCCACCTAATGTTGCCCCAGTAACAAAAAAATTATTTCCAGCTGGTGCTGCGGACTCTATGCGTTTGTTACCCACTGCATTATGGGCTAAACTTTTCAGTACTTTTGTATATCGTGCCATCTAGTCACCAGTTAAAAATGTTGGGGAGATTAAGGTTCTCCCCGTACCTTTCATAAAAAACAATTAGAACAATCTAAGCGTTAATTACTATTTGTCCAGCTTCTGGTCTGACGATTTTCAATCCATATCTCATAGACATGTATGAACCGACAATTCCGAAACCGGGGTTTGCTTCCTCAACCGTTAGAGGTCTTCTTTCTACGTAAGCCATTGGCTTGGTAGATAAATCGAAGATACCCATGCGGTCTTGTGGGACGTATGCGTTTACTACGACTTGTAAACCATAGATTTGTCCAGCTAAGCCACCGTTATTCAACATTCCGCTGAATGGGTTGCTTTCTGGAGCGGTAGGCATTACGTTTGCACCAGTTGCGACAGAGCCTGATACTGCCATTGTGTTTGTGAAAACACTAGCAAAATCAGCCATCTTTAGCAAGTTCTCGTAGTGAGCTGGGGAAATGAACAAGTGAGTTGCACTTGCCCCGTGCTTTGACATACGAGAGATAGCAGCAGCAATATCGGATAATGCGATAGCTCCTGCGGTATCGTTGGTTGCGTTGTTGTAAGACTTAGCTCCTGAAAGGACAGCTAAAGTTTGGTCTGCGTATTGGTCTAGACGACCAGCAAACGTTGCGTCTTTTCCTAAGAAACCACCTTGTGGGTTGCTTGAGAAAGTTGTGATATCTGCTTCAGTGGTTGTAGCACCAATAGCGATTGTACCGAAAGTAGCGTCTGCTGAGCCAGAACCAAAAATAACCTTTACTACGTGGTTAGTCATGTGTCTGTCTACAGCTCTGCGAGCTTCGTTCAATGCCATTTCAACTTCGTTGAATCTTGAATCTTCAATCATTCTTCGGGTTACACCTACTGCAAGACCCCACTCTTTAACTGCGACTCTCTCGGAGCGTAGTTTTGTGTGTTGGTATTGAGGAGTGTTTCCTTCGTCTATTTGTTCCATCGCCATAGATGGTTTTGCGAAAGTGATATCAATATCACCGCCTGTATCAGTCGTCATTGGGTCTGCAAAGAATTGCATTACTGGAAGGTCTGTGACTCTGTAGTCACGGATTGCTTCTTTGTAATCAATGAGGACTCTTTCACCTGCACCGCCATCGACGGAGCCTGTGTTCAAGCTTGTTAGTATACCGGGAGTTGCGTCAACCATTTAATCACCTTATATAGTCAATACCTTGACCAATCTGATTCCAGTTCCAGAGCCAGATTCCAAAGCAATTGCGAAAACTGCTCCAGCAGTTGCTCCTGCTTTTAGGACTCCGTTTCTTGCAGCAGCGCCAGCATCTACTTCTAAAGTTGCTCCGCTTGCTACAGTTCCTGTTACTGCGGCGTTCAATACGACACCTTTTCCGGTTACGATGCTGCACGGTCCATCTGCTACAGCGTCAGTAAGGGCGAACCCAATTACTTTCTTTGAAGCAGCTCCTTCATCGTGCCTGACTTTTCCATCAGTGTGCATTTCACATGCATGTCCACCAGATAGAGCAGCTTTGGCTGTGAAAGGAAGGATACGTGCTGGTGCACCACCATCATTTACTAAAATTTCTGTTGCCATTTTTAGTTACCTCTATAGTAGTCTCGGTTAATTTTTAATTTACCATCTACCATTTTCATACCGAATTTTCTTTCTGTTGGTTCTGGTACTTCACCTTCGTCAGCTGATTTACCTTTACCGAAAGACCTTTCGACATCGTTGCTTGGCTCTGGCATTGCTGCTAGAGCGTCGCTGAATCCAGTCAATCTGGACTCATCCCATGCAGAGAGTTCCTCTACACGAGCATCCTTTTTGTCTTCTTCGACTGAGCCGAATAAGATTTCTTTGGATATGATTGCTTCTACAGTTTCTAACTTTCGTGCTTCTGCTTCCTTAGCTAGTCTTTCTTCTTCTGCTTCTTTGAAAGCTTCTAATTCTTTCATAGCTTTCTTGAACTCAGATTCGATTTCCTTCTTGGATGCTTCTGCAGCTTCAAGTTGTGAACGTAGAGAAGCGAACTCGCGTTCGACAATGTTCTCTGCCTCGGATTTTACAGTTGTTTCTTTTGTCTCTTCTGACATATTTTCTACCTCTGTTTTCCCGTCTTCACATTCACATGAACCTTCATGGCCACCACAACCACAGTCGTGGTCGTCTTCAGATTCTTGTGAATCACATTCATTTCCATCTATTGTACATTCTTTACAGACGGGGTCCATTTTTTCATTGTCAATGAAACTTACCTCTGTGGGACGAATGTTAGTGGCATATGTGTCACCCATCACATCTACATCATTGGAGAACCAATCAATGCTGACGTGAGTCATGTCCCCGTCCTTGACTTTGTCCATCACTTCTTGACCACGGCCATATTTATTAGATACTGTTGCTAGCATCTTGACTGCGGTCTTTCCATTATCCATCTTGACCAACTCAGGATTCGTTGCCATGCCGATTAGGTCCTCAGTTGTTCGTTGATGGTCAATATATATAGGAAGCTCGTTAAAAGCCTCTATATTATCTTTTAACATACCTCCCTCTATATAAACCTTATGTTCGTTTCCGTCCTCTTCGTATTCATGAGGTCCGGATGTAATAGCGATAACTGGGAATGTAACAGAGTCAATTCCCTCTTCGCTGGAAAAATTAATATTATCTTCTTCACCTATATTCATACCAAAAGTTCTTCTAGTAGGTTCTGTAGATTTACCCTCTGCAAATTCCCGCTGAACGCCATTTTCCTCAGCCCACATGCTACACATGCCAGCTGCTATTTCTTCGTGATTATCAAAACCACGTTTTTTAAGAGTTGCTTTTGTTTGAATCATACATTTTTCAAATGTCATGCTCTATCTCCTGTTACGTTTGCGGAGGGCTGATTGCCCCTATTTTGTGCTCTAGCAGATTCTTCAGTCTTATCTTGATTCTTTCCACCAGATATGTTAGCATTCTTATCGGTTTGTTCTTGTACTATTGGAGAAGCTTTAATATCTTCAGAAGTTTCCATATCTAATGTAGCTACTCCTTCTGGATTTAATCCTCTTTCTTCTCTAACTTCACCGGGTGATAAAACTCCTTCTGATAAATAAATCATATCAGTCTTAGCTTTAGTGAATGCGTCGTCAACGTTAATTTGCCTAAACTTAAACTTTGCTTCTCCATTTTCTAATTGTGGCATCAGCTGGGCGTTAAGTGCTCCCTCTACCATAGTTTGTAAATATCTAACGTATGGTTCAAATATAGGTCGTGCTTTTTCTGGGTCTGTCCACATAGTACGTGGAGTTTTTAATGCTACATGTATTTTATCTAATATATCATCTGTATATTTTCCATACTCAAATGCACGTTGTGTACCTTGAAGTTCTTTGATTGTTATGTCGTTACCATGTATAATATCTTCACCGGGCGCTAGTGTATTGAATGCATCTACGATTTCATTTATTTTATCTGGACCATAGGGCATATCAGGTAAACCAGCACTCACGTCAAAACGACTAGAAGCATATTTATTAAGTGCTGCTCCTATATCTCTTTCTGCATAATCTTTTAAATCAACTAAGTATAAGATAGGGTGTATGTCAGATAATCCATAAGCTAAATCATCAAATGAATTATTATTGAGTTGTATTATTTCATCTTCCTCAAATCTAACATTCTCTTCGTCATCTCCTACTTTTTGATAGTAGTACATGATTTGTCCATGCTCGTTTCTTTTAACGTACATGTTTTGACTGGAACGTAAAACTAAGTTGTCTCCAGTCCATTCTAAATATCCACTACCAAATATTCTTGCATTTCTTAACCACCCATATAATATATGTTCTATGTTTATATCTCTAAACATTTCCTCAACTGATTCTCTGAGATTATCATCATCAGTTACTATATCAAAATTATCTTTTACAGCATACAAGCAGGGTAAGTCAATTAGAGTTCTTACTATAGGGTCTGACAGATAAACATTCATATAGGTTCTATTTTTACCTATATGTGGTTCATAGTCTTTTTCTTGACCAATAGAGAATCCACGGTTTATTTTTAACCTTTTGATTACTCCCTCTCCGAAACTGCGGGGGTCGTCTTTCTTATAATCAGGATTACTTCCGATAGAAGCAAACCGACGTCTAACATTATCTATAAACGACATGGCTTTAAATAATTAATCTTAATGAGTATATAAAGTTTTTGTTAGAAACCGCTAATGCTGTGTTTATTTAGTGTCGCTTTTCTTTGTTTTGTTCTAAAAAGTTTAGGAGATGAGGGTGATATAGAACTATTTGTTCTTCTAGATATGGGTTTTGAAATAATTGTCTGGGAAAAATTACCAGTCATAGGTAACATACTTAATGTTGCGTGTAAACCCATAGCTGAACTATCACAGTAATCATCATGTTTACCACTAGGTGCTGCAATCTTTTCTGTTTTATTAGCTGCATCCATCGTATATTCTAAGTCTATATGTTCTCTAGTCCATTTATTTATTAGTTTTGATTCGTTTGGTTCTAAATTTTCAGGATTGGGGACTTTTACTCGTCCTTGTTGTATGTAAGAAATGAAATCTCTGTACATTTGCGTTTTAGTACCTTTAGGACCACCTGTAAAAACGAAAGGAACGAAATGAACACCAGCATCTAAGCACGCCAACCGTAAGTCTTGTTCAACCGCACCACCAATACCAGTACAGTCAACGATAAGACGGTCAGCCCTAAGCTGAGTGGTAACGTCCATAATACGTTTACGTTGGTATGGAATATCATGTCCGCCACTTCGGGCATTGATTTCTTCAACATAAACAAGCCGTGCAATATTTTCTTCATCAGATTTATCAAGGGACCATGCAGTAATGACAGTAGAATTAACAGATTTGCCAATGTCAACAGCAACATTAATATTGCCTCCTCGCGAGTCTCCATCCAGTCTAGTAAGTTTGTAATCATCATAACACCTTTTTATTTTTTCTGGGTTAAATACATTCGCTACAGACTCTACAAATTCACATTCATACTCTGTTCTCCAATAAATGGATTCCTCTCCCCATTCTAACATTTTATCTAACATTTCTTCTTCACTATATGGTGGTGTGTATGCATCTCCCTTATCCACTGCATCTCTCCATGTATAATGTAACCTAGTAAATGTATCAGCATATCCATCATCATAAAGGTATCTCCACATATGATTATCTTTAGATTTAGGTGTGCCTAGATTTATAAATGGTGCTTTGTTAGAAACAATAGCAGGCTCTACATTATCAATAAATAAATTGTCGTCGATGAGAGGAGACTCATCAACAACTAAAAATGTAGGATGTTGACCTCGTATAGCTTGACCTTGATTAGTAGGCGCCAACGGAGCCCTCCTCATAATAGTGCCCCCCTTAAGTGTTATGTTGGGCTTATTATGAAATCTATAATTAGCTACTAGACCATTCAAAAAAGTATTGTCCGCAAAGTGACGATAAACATAATTAAATATCAAAGCAGCTTGGTCTTCTGTAGGAGCCAGTATAAATACTAAATCTCTAAATCTATTAAAAAACATATATATAGTGACTGCTACAGACAAAGCGAAGGATTTTCCACTACCTCGTGGAGCTAGGATAGCTAATTTCTTTTGTTTACCATCTTGTCTATTTGTTAGACATTCTAGAACTATGTCTTCTTGCATAGGTCTCAGTCTAAGTGGTCTCTGTTTATTGTCAATTAAATAAGCATTACAGAAAGCTTTTACTAGCTTTCTCATTTTTTCTTTGTCGTTTCTACATTTAGCGAAGATTAGTTCTAATTGTCGTGAATCTATTCCACCTTTACCTGTCAACAGACTTTTTAGGTGATTCTCGTTTTTCATCATCTACTAATTCCTCTAAGAATGAACTAAAGCCTTCTGAGTTCTTTTCCATCTCAGTAGGTACTTCAATGTTCAATGCTCTAAATTCTGTATGGATATCTCTAACTATTTGGTTTCGTTGTCGCAAGAGCTCTGTTCTAGCGTTAACATCCCGAATACATATAAGAATTTCTTCCCACAACACGTCTTCCAGCGCAAGATTACGTGCCAAAAGGCGGACAAGTTCTTTATGACGTTCATATTCTGCTTCTCCTACCCTTTGACGTAATCGAGTCTCGTATTCCTCTACGTTCAAAGACCTTTCCCTTCATCAAGGGCTTCTTTGACTTTAGACTTAACAAGACCAGCTAGCTCATCATCTTTCTCGTCCCAAGCTGTAATTAGTACATTTCGGACTAAAGAATCTTTGACGTGCTTTTGTGCTGTTTCATCTAGCTTTTCAAAAGCTTTCATCTGGGCTTTAGTTAGATTCTTATCTAGTAAATCCATCAATTCAGCTTCGTTATTCTTTAAGTATTTAAAAACTAACTCTTTTACTGCAGGTACGGTATAAGCTACATAAGCTCCTAAACCTAATACCAATGCAGCTAATGCTGCTAATAATGGGTCGTCCATCAAAGCGTCTAACATTCCAGATTCTTCTACAGTATCTAAGATAGCAGTGATATTACCATCCTCTGCTGTCTCATTGCCTGCTGTTTCATTTGTTGTATTGTTCATATGTTGATATCTCCATACGTGGGGTACCCACATTAGCACTTGCGATAAGTAACCTGTGGAGCAATGGCCCTATAGCGGGTGCCCATACATATTTAGAATGGCTACCTATATAAAGCTTACCATTTAACTTTGTTAGCCCAATAAGCAGCAGACATTTTACCTTTCTTGATATTCTTAGCGTGGCGCGCTTTAAAACTCTTTCTACGGGCTTTTTGTCTAGCTGATTCCCCCTTCTTAGGCTTACCTGCAGTCTTTACTCCTTGTTGGCCAAATCTAATTAATTTAGTTTTATCTCCTACTTTAGCAACAACCACATGTGACTTTTTAGGATGATTAGGTGTTCTTTTAGGTTTATTATATCCTGATACACCTGCTCTTACTAATTTAGGGTCCCTTTTCTTTTTAGGAGCCATTATTTCTTCTTCCTTTTAGTTTTGCGTTTGGATTTATATCCTGCTTTCTTGTATGACATCTTCTTACCGTACGGCATCACTTAGCCCTCCTTACTGCTTTTTTAATCTTTTTAGAATACTTTGCTCTACTACCCACTCCACCTGCTTTACGTTTCTTGCGGTTAGTTGCTGCTTTTTGACTTTTGGTTAGTCGAGACCTAACGCTTTTTGGTAAATATCTACCACGTTGAGATTTAGGTTTTTTCTCATCACCTTTTGTAACATAGCCCCATTTTTGCTTACCCCACTTTTTTAGGGATTTCTGGGACTTTTTCAAAGCCATTAGTTGCGGTATCCTCCACCCGCGGCTTTATATGCACGTGCCAACATTTGAGCTTTGCGTGCAGACCATTGACCCGGAGCACCACCTTTACTTCCTGCTTTGATTCTATTAAATAGTCTTTTTCTCATTGTAGGTTTGGTATAGTTACCAGCCTCATTGACTCTTGACTTAGATTTCTTTTTGGTAGTTCTGCGTTTAGGTGCAGCTTTTCTTTTGGTTGTCTTCCTACGTGTCTTTTTCCTTGGTGCCATAACTGCTCCTATTCTTCGTCTTTCTTGATGCTTGCGCTGTTGTTTGGTAAGTCTTTAACTTTTTCAAGATAGTCGATTGTATGTAGAGGGTTGAATCCTTCTACTGGTTCTCCGCTACCAGCTAGATAGTTATATTGTAACTTCTTTTGAGGCATCTCTTTGTAAGATGTGATTGGCTTTTTATAGTTCATCTCATCTATTTCTGCCTTGTCTGGTTTGTCGAACTTCAACATCATATCTGGGTTGTTTTTGTGAAAGTGCTCACCTTTAAACATATTGTATATTTTTTCTGTTGGCATTCTTATTTCTCCTTATTATTTTTTGTTTTCCATTTTGTGTTCTTGGTCTTGTGCTTTAGCTTCTATCATCTGAGCTTGTTTCTGAGCAGCATCATTATAATCGATAACAGCTTGTGCTTTTATCTTGTAGAATGCAGTCTTCTCAGCTTGTTCTTGTTTCCAAACATCTAATGCATCTTTGATGATAAGAAGGGCTGGGCCTCCTAGAATAGCAATCAAAGTTGTATATCCTTCAATTTGAGTTAGAACAGTTGGGTCTCTTAGTCCATGCCATATGACATATCCTGCAAACCCTACCCAGAGTAAAACCAAAGGTACAGCAATCATGAACATGAAAATATCATTAAATGTTACGCTTTCCTTTTGTTGGTCACTCATTATTAGTTTCTCCTTTTGTTTTTTTGGTTCTAGGTTGATACTTGGTTTCTGTGGAATCATACGGCGCGCAAATCCCGCAAGTATTACGAAAACAAGTACAATCCCCATCACTGCCATTCCTATCGCTAATATAGTTAGAATGTCTATCCATTCTATCACTCTTCCTCACCTACAAAATCGTCGTATGTACTTTGCCTTATCATTTCTTTTACATCATCCAATTCTGCAATTATTTTTCCTAGCATATTAGTTAAAACTAACATTTGCTCTGATTTCATATAATCCTCCAGCTAATATGCAAGCGCGCCATGTATAATTTTACATGACGCTAGTATTTAAAGATTAC